TCTTTGGTGGTTCGAATCCACCATACGCGACAACAACTAAAAACAGGAGGCAAAATGAAATAAACACCGTATTTTGTAAAAGTAGTTAGTAGAAAGCCCATCGGATTTATGCACCTGGTGGGCTTGTTTTTTGACCAAATTTTGAATTTTGATGTTTACTATGTAGTTTTGATATAGCAGAAATAAAGCAGAAATAAGATGCCATTTAAAAAAGGTGAGACTCCAATAGGTGCAAAAGTATTTCAACCAGGACAATCGGGAAACCCGAAAGGGCGCGAAGTAGGAACTAAAACAAGGGCAACAGTAGCTAAAAAATGGCTCGAAACTGTTACAGATTGGAAAAACCCGATTACTGGTGAATTTGAAAAGCTAACATTAGAAGATCAAATCACATTAGCGCAAATTAAAGCCGCACGTGAAGCGGAAACACCTCAGGCGTATAAAGTTATCATGGATAGCAGATACGGCTTTCCAAAGCAGGAAATTGAGCATTCAGGTGAAGTAGAGATCGGGTTTGATATTGGCAAAATAAGCGATGACGATTTACAAACAATTCTGCAAATAACCCAAAAAGCAAAAATTGGAAACTAATATCATTTTAAATAAAGAGCAAATTTACACGGAAGCCTTCAAAAGAGGCTTTTTTGATTTCATAACTGTTTCTCAAAATGGCAAGCATTTAAAACAGGAAGCTGCATTAAAAAAATTGACCGATGACGAAACATTTGATTTGTTATACGGTGGTGCTGCGGGTGGTGGTAAAAGCTTTTTAGGCTGCTGTTGGCTTTTGTTTATGTGCCTTTCGTGTCCAGGTACTACATGGTTTATAGGTCGTGAAGAACTAAAAAGGCTAAAAGATAGTACACTTTTGACATTCTTTAAAGTTTGCAAAGAATTTGGGATTACAAGTTATTCTTTCAATGGCCAAATGAATTACATTCAGTTTTTCAATGGTAGCAGAATTTCACTTTTAGATTTAAAGTTTCTGCCATCTGACCCGCTATATGAACGTTACGGATCAGTTGAATATACAGGAGGTTGGATAGAAGAAGCTGGAGAAGTGCATTTCGGGGCATTCGATACTTTGAAAACCCGTGTCGGCCGTAACTTAAATGACAAATACAATTTAGGACGCGGTAAAATATTCCTTACAGCCAATCCAAAAAAGAATTGGATTTATACGTATTACTATAAACCATCTATAAACAGTGAATTAGAGGCAGGGCGGGTTTTTATTCAAGCAAAGATAGTAGACAACCCATTTAAAGAAAGTGGCTATGAGGCCAATCTAAACGCTATTACAGACCCAATTACAAGAGCCAGGTTGCGGGATGGGAATTGGGAATATGACGACGATCCAACGGCACTCTGTAGCTATGATAATATAATCTCAATTTTCAAAAACAATCATGTTCAAAAAGGTGTAAAATACATAACTGCCGATATAGCGCGCTTTGGCTCTGATAAAGCGCGTATTGCAGTTTGGGAAGGTTGGGTATTGGTTGAACAAGTATCGTTCGCTATAAGTGCGCAAACGCTTATACAGGACACAATTTTAGCATTGCGGGTTAAATATTCTATACCGACTAAAAATTGCATAGCAGATGAGGACGGGTTAGGTGGTGGCATAGTTGACAATTGTGCAATTTTGGGATTTGTAAATAACTCAACTCCTATATTACCAAAAGAGACTAAAGAAAACCCGTTAAATAAAATTAAGGCTGAAAACTATGCTAATTTGCAGGCTCAATGTATTTATGGTTTGGCTGAAAAAATCAACGAAAACGAATTTTATGTTGAATGTGAACTTTCACAATCAGATAAAGAAGAAATTGCACTTGAATTGTCTTGGATGAAAACCTATAAAACAGATGACGAACGTAAATTAAGGGTGTTGCCAAAGGAAAAAGTAAAAGAAAATATCGGACATTCACCTGATTGGCGGGATTTATTCATGATGAGATATTATTTTGAATTAAACATTCCTCGCGAGGTAGATTTTGGATGGTAACAAACATTTAATTTTTAATAAATATTATTATTCATAAATTTAACTCATGAAATTCACGCATCACCATCATGTACAACATCATCACAAAAAAAGACGCGAGAATTTAAAGATATATTTAAACGGTGTATTAGTATTAATCATTAAAAACATTCAAAAAATGCAAACAATTTCAATTAACATCGATGACAATCAAGGCGATTTAGATGTTTTAAAGGGACAGATTGCCGATTCTGTTACTGCTTTATCAAGTGCAATTGAAGCAGGAAATGCCGCATTAGCGTCTTTGCAGGCTTTCCAGATTTCATTTACTGCAAGCGTAGCTACAACACAACCACCAACAGCATAGTTTTTAAACTAATTGAGGGTGATGGCGACTATAAGTCGCCTTTTTTGTTTGTTATATAATTAATATTTACTTTTATAACCAACATGGGCGTCATAGAAGTAATATTCGGCAATGCTATAACTAAGCGTGTCAATCAACAAATAGCTGTTAAAGAGGCCACCGCATTTGCAAGCGGTGTTTCAATGATTAATTTAACGCTGAATAATGCTTTACCGTCGATAAATCCGGATATGGCGGATTATTACCAAACCTTCAAAACTATTGGTGCGGTATACGAAGTAACAGACCTGATATCAAAGAAGTTTCTTAATTGCCCACCTGTTTACTACAAAGTAAAAGACAAAGCCAAATTACAACGGTCAAAAACACTTCTTAAAACCGATCCCGTTGCAGCATACGTTTTAAAACAACAAGCTGTAGAAGAAGTAGACGTGCCTGAATTAACAACTTTACTTACAAACGGAGCAGCAAATCCATTTCAAACCGGCACCCAATTCCTTTGGTGTACAGTGTTGTCTTATTTACTTAATGGAAATACTTACATCCATCCAGTTACAGGTGGTGGTAGAACTAAAATAGTTTACTGCTTTCCAAACATGGATATTTTAGCAGATCCAAACGATTTGTTAGACCCGATACGGGGTTACAGATTATTGCCGACACTATTTGGACAAGCCGCAAATGTTCCTGCTTTGTTTCAATTCTTAAAAGAGGAAATATTTCACGCTAAAACCGGCACGCCTGCACCTATTGACAGGAGAATGGAGTATTTATACGGCGTTGCACCTTTAAGGGCTTATTTAGAGTCTTTGAGGTCAATAAAAGAAGGTAAAACACAAGCCAGTAAGCAAGCTAAAAACGGGGGTGTATTCGGTGTTTTATCCCCTCGTGACAAAGAAGATCAACTTTCCAAAGAGCAAAAAGACCAATTAAAAGAAAAAATGGTCGAAGCCAGGCGTTCAAATGATGAGCTTTCGCGTGTATTTCCTTCGTCAATTGGCTTAGCTTGGTCACAAATTGGGCTACCTATTGCCGATCTTAAACTTTTGGAGTTGGTCGAAGCAAGCGAAGAAGATGTTTATAGAGCTTATCATGTGCCTCTTTCGTTCCATAATCAAAAAGCATCAACCGATAACAATGTAGGTACAGAAGTAAAAAAACTTGTCTACGATGCCGTTGCACCTGTTTGTGATGCTATGGGCGAAATATTCACAATCATGCTATCCAAACAATATGGCTTTGATTGCATGGAGTTTGATTATACTCAACTCCCTGAAATGGCGGTTAACATGAAAGAGGTTGCAGATTATCTTAAATCGTTACCTTTTGGTGTGTTGACTCCTAACGAAATGCGTGTTGCCTTGAAATATGGAGAAAAAACAGATGCTTTCATGAATGAGCATTACATTCAATCCACTATGACAACTATGAGAAGTGTTGCAGATGGAACAAATACTCCACCGACTGCATCTGCTACTATATCAAATGGCTAATATCCTGAGTCGGGTTGTCGGATAAAATACGATAGTTATGGTAGACATAAATTCCGAGAAGTATACCTGCTTTAAATCCCATCTTCTTTGCAGTGATTGAAAATTGACTATCGAATTGAAGTGAGTTTTCGACAAACTTTATCTTTTCCCAAAGTGAAACGCGAAAGCAAATGCAGAAAGCGGCTAAGATATTTGGGGTTGACTGAATGACGCTATAATTAGCCTCTTGGAGACGTTTTGCATATTTAACATGTTCGCGTATGTCGAATTGGTCAAACATCCCGTACGCAAGCTGATAGCGTTGTGCAAGCCTATTAGTTACCGGTCCCAACAAATCGTAATTGGTATTTGAAAGTATTTCTTCTAATTGCTTCTTTGAATCGGGGAGTAACCAAAATGCGTCTTGGTCAAGATGGACTATCCAATCTTTAGGATCAGGATTTAATTGTTGTATGGCTGAGTTAATTGCGCCGCCAATGTTTTTTGAAATTGAGAATGGGCTTATGTAGTGAATTTTCATATTTTTTCACCGTATAAATTCCAACCCATTTTACAGAGAAGATTCAGATATTTATAATAAAGCCTATTTGATGTGCCGTAATAGTTATACCAGAATTCACAAAGTAATTTATAGAACCACCATTTTAAAGGCTTTTCTTTTGGATTTCTAACTTTTGACCAATTCATCTTGCAAAGATTAAGTTTTCAGCATTTTCATGAATAATTCTTAATCCGAATTGCAAGCAATATGATTCATATATAGTTTTAAGTGCCTTGTTTAAATTATATTCAATAATTAGCACTTTTGTTTGCGATAAGTTAATTTGCTTCAGAATCTCCAAATCCATTCCTTCGCAATCAATTGAAATGTAGTCGAATGTAATTTCATCCCCAACTAACTGTTTAAATGTTTGCCATGATACAATATCAATTTCTTTCATTTCAAATTCAACATCGTGCCACCTGGATAATTCGTTTTTATCCGTAGTTGAAACAAGGGCTTTATCTTTCCCGCCTTTTACATGTGGGCCAGACTCGAAAAAAACAGAATATCGATCAGAATCGCCTATCCCAAAATGATAGCATTTTACGTTTGGATTATCAATGTGCATTGCTTCCATTTGCCCAAACACACTTGATGGTTCAACTAAATGAGCTTTCCATCCCAACTGAATAAAAGCTAAAGCATTACTAAAAGTGCTGCCATCGTTTTCGCCAATTGAAAGTAAATTGCCTTTGAAATCACCGAAGTATTCAGCGATTATTTTATCCTCTCCGGATTGACTATAACTATTCATAATTCAAAATCTAATTTACCACTAACCCTAACTCTATTTTTAAGAAGTTCTTTTTGTTCATCTGTGAGTGAAGACCATTTATCCCTTTCTTCAAAAGTCCATTCAGCGGGGCACATAAACCACCAATTACCATTTCCTTCAATTTCTTCAGGTGTCATTTGAGTGTTTCCATTTTTAATATTTGATAAAATATTTCCAACTACTTTAGCCTCATCTTTATCAACAAAGATTAAACCTACTGGAGTAACTTCAGTATCTACGATTTCATTACCAATTTTGAATAACATAATTTTCTACAGACATATCCCATCTGCGAGGATTAAAGTTTGTTCAACAATATATTCGTTATTTTCTTTTCCGTAAACAAAAAAGGTGTTTGCGGTTTGTAGTTTCATTCCAAGTTTGTAGGCTATGATTGAAGCAGCGCATTGATCATGTCGGTGATCGTGATGTGAACCATTAAATATACCATCTCGCATTGCTTGAGTCCATTGGTCAAAAAATTTATAACCTATTTCACTGTCAAGGTCAAGGCCCAAAACACCACTGGATAGCATTTCACCTTCATTTGTGCCAAAATATTCATATGCTTTATAATTTGTCCATCTTGAATTAGGCCAACCTGAATCCTGAAAGAAATATCCGTCACGTTCTATAATCTCAAATATTGGGTCTAATGGCTTTATAACGTTCATGGAGGCATCGAGCCACAAAATCTGTCTATACCCTGATTCATAAGCTTTAATCATACTACAGGGCTTAAAAGAGTAGTTATTTACCGCGTGTGGCTCTGCCTGTA